GTTAGCGTATTTGCACCTGTGCCACCGCTTGATGCGTTTAATGTACCACCAAGCGTTACAGCACCAGAAGTGCCAGTGGCAGGTGTAAGTCCAGTGCCACCTGCGCTAAAAGATGTAACACCACCAGCAAGAGAGAATTGTCTCCAAGAACCTGATGCGTAGCCATCAAACGTTTGCGTTGTAGTATTAAATCTAAACTGCCCAGAGGCGCCAACAGGTTGCTGCGCTGAAGTGCCAGATACTACAGTCATTGCCCCTGTACCGGGCAGCACCACATTGCTAGCAATGCTTAGTGTAGGGTCGCCTGCGCCATTACCGTTGGCAACATCAATCTGCCCGCCAAAACCAATGATCTGACGGCCTGCAATTGTGGACCCACCAACAATTGCCAACATGCCTGTGCCGGATGCGTTTGCAATAGCCGCAGCAATGCCAGTTAGCTGAAATGTAGGATTGCCAGAAACACCGCTGCCATCAGTAATTGAAATACCATTGCCTGATGCAGTAAGAGTTCTAGGCACCACGGTTGCGCTGCCTGTTTTAACAATGATGCCATTGCCTGATGCTTCTAAACTGCCTGACGCGCCATTTAGTCGTATTTGCAACGTTGACTGCGCGCCGCCATCAACTAATCCTATACCTGTACCGCCGGATAGGGCGCGGCTATTAGCTAGTTGCGGAGTCTGGATAACCGTTAAATACTGATACGGCTGACTGGGTGATGCTGAAATGGCAGCTGTAGTTGTTTGAACCGTGACGCCGTTTTGAACAATAGGCACAGCCTCGGTGCCTGTAATTGCACCTGCAGTTGGCAATTGCGTAATTTGTATATTGGCCATATTACGGACTCAGGTTATCAAGGTTGCCATTGTTCTCAGGATCATCAATGTTCTGCTCCGGAGAGATATTGTACGTATTATAAGGCCCAGTGATCAGCGAGTCTGGCTCTACAGCTATGTTGACATCAGGCCTTGGAAATCTAAGTGCAATCTTTTCAGGCTGCCGTGCTGGTAAACGGTATGGGTCAAATTGATCCCTGCACCCTTGATCGCAGACTTTCAAGCCCGGAAAGTTAGGGTCAGGCCCCAAGTTGACGTACGCTCGCTTCATATGACATCTGTCACAAATTGCAATGCTTAATACAGCATTGCCAAGAGTGTCAAGCGTACGTGGCATACTTACCTTGTATAGTAACTAATATTCGGAGCCCAGTAAATAGGAGATTTGTCTCTTTCTTCCTGTTCCGCAATATTCCAATACTTTTCAGCTTGAGCCTCAAGATATGAGATACGGTCATTGGCAACTGTGGGCAGTTCCATAGCCATTTGGTGCGCAAGCATATTCTGAACGGCAAGATACCATCTCTGAGGTATTTCTATCTCACCTGATAGATCACCTACATCCTGAATTTGCCGATGTCTCCAGACCACGAGTTGTGGCGCAAACGATGAAGGCGCGGGCCACAAGTACATTGCAGGCTGGGGAATGTTTCTATCAAACCAATATTGCAGCGGGTAAAGGCTGGTAAAGTTCTTATTAGGCAAGTTGGTATAGTCATCACGATTCAAACGTGCCAAAGGAATTTCATTGGCGTTTGAGCCAAAAACTACTTGGTAGACACCCATGTTGGCGCCAGCTGTTTGCAAGATTCTCCAGTACGGCGTGCTTGCAGAAGGCTCCAAGTCGTAGTAAAGCCACGTGCCGGCTGTCCAAGTAACTGCTCCTGGGCTATAAACCGTTGTCCAAGTGGTTCCATCATTAGAAGACTGAATTGAGAGGGTCACTGAGCCAGTTATTGCTGGTAGTATACCCACGGTCCCCATGTAGATGTCATTTCCAGACCCGTTGTTAATGCCAATAAACCCAGAATTGTTGGTTAATTGACAAATATTGGTGTATTGCCCATCAAAGGCATTGGCAGCGTTGCCCGAAGAGCTATTCGCCCCAGTATTATTAGCCGTTACCGTACGGTAGTTGGCGTTAAGCACATCCACCGTGCCTGTTGGCAAATAGTAGACATACTTGTCGGGATTAAGACCTACCACGGTCTTGTCAATGCACCAATACTGAATGCCGCGATTGGCAAGATTGGAAAGCAAGTAATACAAGCTATCTTTTGCTGCCTGTGTTTGCTCAACGGTTAGCTCTTCAGCCAGCTTTCCGGCACGACGCGCGCCGTGGTCAATCAGCTTTTGAACCGTGATTGTTGTTTGGCCAACTGTTCCGCTAGTGCTCATACATTACCACCCAGGACAATTCCAACGTTTAAGACTAGCGGCTTTTCTAGTAAGCTCGCCTTTTTCATCGCGCTTAGGCCCCGGCATGCCAGACATTCTAGCACAAAATGAATCCTTACGGCCTTGATCAGCTTTAGTTTTTGGGTGCGGTGCAGGTGCTTTCAAATTAGAACCTGTTGCACGATTGATCTTGTCGCGGCCTTTTTGCGTTAATCCGGCGCCTTGACTTGTGGGTAGCTTCTCACCACGAGAAACCGACAGTCTTGGCTCACCGCCGTCTTTCATCTTTTGCGCGCCACGCTTAACAGAATACGCAATGGCAACAGCCTGCTTAACAGGCTTGCCAGCTTTCACCTCTGTTGAGATGTTTTTCTTAAAAGCCTTATCTGATTTGCTTTTAATTAGAGGCATAATTAGCCGCAGAAAATAGTCACTGACGCGCCAGCAGGTAACGTGACATGGATATTTGTGTTGAAGCGGATGCCGTTGCCCGGTATCAACGTCGATACTGGAACAGCATTGGCGCTAATGTTTACACGCAAACGCTCAGTGCCTGATGCGCCGCCATCGCGAAACACTATTTCGCCAGCCACTCCACCAGTCAGAAACTGATACCCAGCAAGGTTTGTTGCGCCTGCATAAATAACGCCTGTTGCGTCATTATGTTCCGAAAATACATTCGTTAATGTGCTCATAATAAATCCTTAAAAGGAAGGGGCCGAAGCCCCGACCTTACTTAGCAAGAACCGCCGTAAGCTTTTTTCATCTTACCGCCAGACTTAAATTTCTGAATAACACCGCCGGTAGCGTATTTTTCAATAACACCGCCAGTTTTCAGACCTTTATGAGCCTTGGAAGCAGACTTGTCAGCATGAGCTTTGAGATCGCCTTTAATGCCTTTAATAGCTGACATCTCAGCTTTATGCATCTTAGGAGACTCAACCTCACCGCCTTTTTTACGCATCATTGGCATTGGGCCGGTTTCCATTTTTGTAGGAATACCACCCATACCAATACCGCGTGAAGGCATGGCAGGAGCCATACCGCGACGAGCAGCCATAGGAACGCCACGTGCAGAAGCGCTTTCAGGGATAATACCCTTTTTAGCTACTGCGCCGCCTTTTTTGAGCTTTAGCTCAACTGAAGGCTCAGTGGTTTTCATCTTAGGCATTGGTTTAAATTGACCCATGATGTTGCCCCTTAAAGTTTCTGAGCATACACAACTGTCAAGCGGTAGACGCCTTGAGTTGTGCTGATCGTGCCGTTAGGATCAACAGTCAAAACGACGTTGATGTTGTTACCAATATCTGCCATAGCCGCAAGTTGAGCTGTGGTAAATGTAGGAACAAAACGACCACCAGCAAAAACGTCGGTAGAAGATACATATTGTGTACCTGCCGCCGCTGTTCCCACTGTTGCCGCAATAGCTGTTGCCGTACCACCACCCACAACTTCGTCAACCATCGTATCAATGAAGATATTGATGATCTGCGAACCTGCGGGAAGGACTTCGGTAACGCTAGTAGCAGTACCTGCGGCGGCAGTGGTCACGGTGTTTGACTGCATCATGACGACAAAACCGCCGTCAACTGTGTCAGTCAAAGAACCAGAACCTGCGCGCAGGGTAGAACCAAAATAGGTTTGTGCCATTGTCTTTTCTCCTTAATACGTAGGGGCCGAAGCCCCCACTTGGGTTTAGACGCCGGGAGTACCGTACATTGAGCGCCAGTCAGTCCAACCAATGTCATAACGCTCGGTGGCCTTATAACGCATTGAGTCGGTCTCAAAGTCGCCT